AATTCATTGACAGCCAATACGGACGTTGCTACTGAGGCAACCACAGAAGGCTCTAAAAATAATCCATCTCAGGTCGCTGAATCAACCAGAGTTTATACCCAAACGGAATTGGACGCTATTGCCGCTGAAGTTAGAAGAAAAACTGAAGCCAAGATTAGTAAAAAATACGAGGGTGTGGATGTTGAGGCATACAAGTCTTTGGTCCAAAAGGAAGAGCAATTAAAACTTGAGGAACAAAAACGTAAGGGTGAGTTTGAAAAGATTTTGAAAGAACAGGCTGATAAAGCCCAACAAAAAATCCAAACTTTATCCAGTGAACTGGCTAAAATCAAAGTGGATGGAGCATTGATAAATGCGGCATCTACCAAGAAAGCTATCAGTCCAGAACAGGTCGCGAGGCTCGTTAGGGATCAAGTTAGAATGTCAGAAGCTGGTGAGGTTGAAGTGATTGATTCAAAATCTGGACAAGTGAAATACACTGAAACTGGTGACCCTATGACCATTGATGGATTAGTAAGCGAATGGCTTAAGACCAATCCACATTTCGTCACAGCAGGTCCCGCTGGTGGAGGCAGTAAATCAAACACATCACCTGAAGGTGCCAAGAACGTTGATGTCAGCAAGTTGGATCTAAACAATCCAGCGGACAGAGCGATTTACAAGCAACTTCGTAGGAATCTATTCCAAAAGTAGTAGATTGTAAGTCAAATTTAACTTAACAATAAGGAGTTAAAGATGGCAACTTCATCTTTAGGCCCAGCAGGTTTATCCTCGCTGGATACAGCGTTGTTGACAAATGTCCTTAATGAGGCCGTTTTCACAGCACAAGAAAAATCAATCGCTGGAAGTCTATTTAGAGTATATGATTACTCTGGACAACCAGGATTAACAGTACAGGTACCTGTGTACCCTTCAATCTCTGCATCTGCACCAACTCAAGCTCAAGACTTGGATGGTGAATCAATGGATGTGACATCAGTAACAATATCTGCATCAGAAATTGGTGCTAGATTAGATGTGTCAGACCTTTTAGCAGAATCTACTGCTAGAACTATGGCATCTGATGTGGGAGTTATGTTGGGATCAGCACTTGCAGAAAAAATTGATACTGATGCTTTCTCTCTATTCACAGAGACCAACATCACTACACATTCTGTAGGTAATACTTCAGGAACAATCACACCAGACACAATATTAGCCGCTGTCTACAAATTAAGAGGAGTTAATGCTCCTACTGATGCAGATGGTGACTATTTTGCTGTGTTACACCCAGGTCAAGCATACTACTTGACTAAAGTGTTGGCTAACGCAGGTTATGCTACATCAAGTGGTGCTAATGCACTGTCAACTATTGGTGATAGTTTAATCAGTTCATCTGCATACGTGGGCAGATTATTCAACGTGAAAGTGTTTATGAGCACTGTGATCGCTGATGAATCTACTGCAAGTTCTGCGGCTGGTGCTGTATTTTCACCAAGTGCGTTTGGTCATATCTTAAAGAGAAACATACGTATTGAAACACAAAGAGATGCTTCAGCTAGAACTACAGAATTTGTAGCCACTACTGCCAGAGGCAACGGTGTGTTAAAACAAAACTATGCTTGTCTTGTAAAAGGTACGAGAAACATAGTATAATTTTAATACTTTTGTTTGACTTGAGAGAGGCCCTTAATTGGGCCTTTCTCGTTTATGCAATAAATAAGAGCAAATCAGGTAGGACTTGATTAACAACATAAAGAAGGACTTCTATGTCACAATTCGCAACGGACTCTGATCTAAAAAATTATGAGCCACAAATTCTTGAGTTTGGAATTCAAGACTTCAGCGACCTACATCAAAACACATACGATGACATCGTGAGACTGCTCAACATACGTTGGTGGCCTACAACAAAATTTGGGAGAGTGGACATTTCCGTTCTCACAGGCAACGTGACCAGATTGGAAGAAGGCAAACTAAATGCCAGCCAATTTGAACGAGCCGCGGTGTATCATGTTCTAGCATACTACATATATCCCAAGCTATCTACCTTTGACCCAGCGGGTGATGTTTTCAGAGAAAAAATGTCCTACTACAAGAGCAAATTTGAAGAAGAATTTAATTTGATACTACAAGTTGGTGTTGAATATGATCTTGACAGTTCAGGCACATTTAGTGAAACTGAAAAGAAACCCTACTATCATAGAAGATTGCAGAGATAATGTCAGCCAGAGAAGATATCGCGATAAACATAACCCAGCAATTACAAAACATGACACAGCCAGCACCTGGCTTGGTCAGCCGCAAGTTTTTTGATGTGGTAAAATTGGCCATCACACAATTTCCAGCCATACTGGTTGTGACCACCACTGAGGACAGGGAAGATGTCAGCATGGATCTTCGCAGGAGCAAGACACAATATATCCTAAGATGCTATGTGAGAGGACCAGAATTGGACACATTGAGAAATGAGATAGTGGAAAGAATTGAAGAAACTCTAGAGCAACAACGAGGCAGAGATATCAGCGTAAATTCAGGCAACATCCACAATGTTACCACAAGGATCAGTAACATACAGATCGTGGAGAGGGAGATACCACTGGGTGAAGTAGTAGTCACAGTGGATGTTTTCTACACCTACAAGAAAGGTGTACTATAATGAATTCCGCAGTCTTAAGACCGCGAAATATTGGCACTGCCAAGCCAATTAACCATCAGTTGAAGCGACACAAATTAATCGCTACGGCTGACATACTAGATGAACACATTGTGGCAGCGATGATTAAAAACAAAAACAAGGAGGCCAAATAAATGGCAACAAACGCAACAACATACACAGGTGAAGCGGGAGTGGTTAAATTCTCTGACACTGCATCTTCTGCTGTATCAGTAGCCAGTGTTAGATCTTTCACTTTAGATCAAGAAACACAGGCAATTGAAACATCTGTAATGGGATCAGGATCACGAGCATACATTCCAGGACTTAAACAGTTCTCTGGATCTATGGATCTTTATTTCAGAGATGACAACCAAGGACAAGTAAATTTGTTCAATGCTATTGGTGGAACCAATGGAGCAACCACAATTGAGTTATATCCATCAGGAGAGACCACTGGTATCAAACTATCTGGAACAATTATCATAACAGGACACTCTATCACTGCCAACTTTGATGGCATGGTGGAAGCCACTGTGACTTTCCAAGGTTCTGGTGCATTAACAAAAACAGATCTGTAATATGGTTGATGTGGTTGTTAAATTTAACTCTAAAAAAGCCATCTCTGAAACAAGAGCTTATGTCACTGGTGCGACCAACATAATTGTGGATGAACTCTACAAATTATTACAGGCCAATAGCCCAGTAAAGAGCGGTAAATTCAAGAGATCTTGGAAGAAGTATGGATCCAAGGACAGAGTGAAGATACTCAACCCACAACCCTATGGACAGCGATTGGAAGATGGATACAGCAAACAGGCACCGCAAGGTATCGTGAAGCCATCCATTAACCAAGTGATAAGACAACAAAAAATAAGGAGAAAATAAAAAATGAGCATAACAGATAAGATAAGCCAACATTGGCAGACAGCCATTGCAGGTGAAATGGAAAAATATCATTGTAAGGAATGGAACATTGATATCTATTTTAGAAAAACGCATTCTTTCAAAGATGAGGCCAAGATTGTTGAATACGCAAGTAAGGGACAAGTGGTAGAAGCTTTGGTGGAGACAGTATTGGTCAAGAGCAGAGATGCCCAAGGCAAAAGATTGTTTTCAGATGCGGATAGAATCAAATTGATGCAGGAAGCTGATCCAGCGATCATCGTGAAGATTGCCACTGCCATCAACAATGCTAAATTGGAAATTCCTGCAGAGGTAGCCGCAAAGGAGTAATAACCAGTGCGGAATTAAAATTCATTATGACTTTGGCAAACAGGTTGAGGAAATCTGTCAAAGAGATAATGGAAATGACCACACTGGAATTGTCTCTATGGGCTGGCTACATGGAGGCTGAACACAAGGAACGTATGAGAACTATGCAGGCACAAAAAAATCAAGCTAGGAGACGCTGATGGCTTCATATCCTTTAGGTATTGATGTTATAGTCAGGGGTTTATCAGGACTTACACAGGTCAATAGACAATTGAATTCTATTGAAAAGAGTGGAGCCTCGCTGTCTTCTACTTTGAAGTTGGTGCGAGGTGCGTTCATCGCACTGGGAGGCACCGCGGTGTTGGGAGGATTGATCCAGGCAGCCGCACAGACACAGAGAACACAGATAGCTCTCAATGCACTGACAGGATCTCTCAACAAAGGTTCGCAGGCATTCAACACTGCCGCTGAATTTGCCAAACAGTTTGGGTTCGCACAGGCAGATGCTGCCAAAGCCGCACAGGAACTGTTGCGAGTGGGTGGCACCAATGCTCTCAGCGAAAATTTAAAACAAGCCGCGGCATTGTCAAGATCATTGGGCATTGACTTACCCAAAGCCGCAGGTGAACTGGCCAAAGTCAAAGATGGCACTATAAGTGCCAGCAAGGACATTACAGAATTTTTTCAAATTAAATTAGGCAAGGAACTTACTGACAAGATCAAAGACAACAGTATAGCTTCTGCTGATGCTATTAAATTGTATCTTGGTGCGGATTCAGATGCTATGATGGCAGCCAAAGCTGGTGCTGACAGCATTGATGCCGCTTATGCTGGCCTATTAGATAGTTTCAAGAGACTGGGACTGGAGATCACGGGCACTGATTTCGCAGGCAACCTTAGGGCCGTGGGTCAAGCAGTGGACGGCATCACCAAGAGCGTGGCCTTGTTGGAGGTGGCATTTGGTGCATTGTTATTGGTGATTCCAGGTGGTGGTATTTTAAGAATTTTAACGGGCATTGGTCTGGTATTTGACAGCATCAGAAGATCAATCAAAGACATTGGCAAAGGCATGGGTGATTTCACGGGTTCAGTGGATCCATTGGCTGATGAGATGAGTGCGGCTGCCACAGCGATGAACAACATTGGCAAGGAGACGAAGAAGACCAGTAATGTTCTCAAACCTATGATCAAAGAAGTCAATTCAGACTTCATGGATTTCTTGCCCACCTTGGGCCTGACCAACGAGCAATTGAAA